GTCCTGGGGCCGACAATCCCGTCCACCACAAGCCCGGCGCCGTGAATGTTCAGCGCGCGCTGCAAAATCTTCCCGGTATTCCTGCTCCCGGAATTGAAATAATGGTCGCGCAGGATGAATTCAACGCCAGGAAAAACGTCGGAACCCAGCCAGGAGCGCACGGCGGCGGTATTATCCAGGACATACTGGAGACAACCTTCCCAGGCCTCTTCACGTCTTCCGGCATCCAGCAGGGCCTTCAATCTGTTAAACACGGT